CAAACCATGCCCCAATATTTCTGAATGAAAATTAGGAGATACGCAAAAGTGTAGTCCCAGAAAACGACTACCCCGTCTGTCGATAGCTAATTATCAAATTGTTACAATTCGGAAAATGCAAGCTGGGATAAGCGGCTACCTGCGCCGCAACCGCGACCGCCTGGAATTGAAGCGCAGCAGCTATGCCGGTTTTTACCACGGCGTGGTTCCCACCATCGACCGCCGCTACCCCACGCAAAAAAACTACTGCTGGGGCATAGATGGCACGGCGCACAACGAAAACGTGTTCGACCCAGTTAGCAAAAAAGTAATGCAGCATATATATGTGGTTAAGGTATTCGATTATGCCACCTTTGCCCTGCTCCACCAGGAACTGCACCACGGCGTAAGCGAAAGCGGCGACCTGATGATTACCGCCCTGAAAGGAGCCATACTGCAGGCCGGGTATAAGCCCTATATTGTGCAGATGGATGACGGCCCCGGAAGCACCGAATTGAAACGCTGGTGCGAGGACAACAAGATACACGTGCTGCCCAGCCAAAAGGGCATAGCCCGCACCAAGTTTGTGGAGGCATTGATTGGAATGATGGACAACGTATATCTGCGCCACCTCAAAGGCTGGAACGGCATGAACCGTACGGCTACAAGCCGCAACAGCCGCCCCGGCGACAGCTTTTTGGACAAGGGCAAGCGCAACAGCCGCAGCATCGCACAGGCTTCGGCATGGCTTCGCACCGAGTGCATCAGCGACTGGAACAGCCACATTATAGATACCTACGAAGATAAGCCCCTGGGCAAAAGCCCGGCGCAACTGTGGGACGAAAAGCAAAGCAAGACCCCGCAACTGGACTATGCCACCCTGCTATGGCTGGCAGGCACCCTGCACGAGGTAAAAAAGACCATCAACGGGGTGGACATCCATGCCGATGGCTATAAATACCGCTATATGCCCAACGCAAGCAAGCCGGATGCGGCTGCCGCTACCTGGCTGGCCATACCCACCGGAACTGAGGTGCTGGTGTATGCCGGCCAATACGGGCAGCCGGTGGCAGTGTGGCAGGGGCATAGCTGCCACGGCCTGTGGGAGTTAAAACAGCGGGTTCCGATGTTTGCCACCTTCGAGGGCGACACTACGGAGTACAACAAGCAGCGTGCATTCCAAAACGCCGTGATTGACCAGGCCAAACGCCGCAACGCGGAGGTAGAGAACACCTACAAGCAGCAGCCCGACACCGAAGGCGTTGAGAAGCTGATAAACGAGCCGCTGGTAGGACGCAAATTTACGGGTCGCTTAGACAAGGCCACGCTGAATGCCGAGGAGATGATGGACAAGGCCGGTGTGCAAAGCCCGGATGCGGTGGCCGAGTTCAAGAGGCTGGTAGCGCAGGCCGAATCGGCCAAGAAAGAGGTAAAGTACCGCACACTGGTTGACCCTGACACTGGCGAAGCATTTGAAATTCCAATAGCAGATTAGAATTTATTCACCAAATACATACAACAAATGAAAACAAAAGTACAAATAAGCGAAAAGCAGGCCGAGCTTAGCGCAAGGCTAAACCATTTGAAGACGCAAAAGAAGCTGCGCAACAATGAGGTAGCTGCCATATTTGGGCGCAGCGAGGGAACCATCAGCGACTTGCTGAACAATAGCAGGAGTTTAACGCCTAAACTAATCAGCAACATCGAAGCTAAACTAACCGAATATATTGTGGCTGGAAACTTGGTAACTTCATTGCGGCAGTACAGCATTATGTGGAGCCTGGCAAGGAGTTGCAAAGAAAGCAGCGATATGCGCCTGGTAGTTGGTAACACGGGCATAGGCAAGAGCGTGGTTTACCGTAAATTTGCCGAGGAGCATAGCCATGTGTATTACCTAAAGATTGACAGACGCTATACCTGGAATAAGCTCTTGCTAAAAATGAGCCAGACAATGGGCATTGGCCTTAAAAAACTGAAAAAGCCCGGTAGCATCTACACCACCACCTATCTTTACGACAAAATTATCCGCCACATCGAAAACACCAGTGGCAGCAACCCACTACTCATCATCGACGAAAGCGAAGTATTGAGCAACGCCATTTACAAAAACATCAAAAACCTATACACTGCTACCGAGGGGCTTTTGGGTATAATCATCATTGGCATTACTGAGGTTAAAAGCCGCATAGCCCGCATTAGCGGCCTGGATAGCGATAGTTGGCTACCCGTGCGCGATGACAGCAACCAATATACCACGTTTGCCCGCCGCCTCAAAGTACACCGCATACCCAATATAGGGTGGAACAAGGCCGACGATAAAGGTGGCGTACACGACATGGATATGTATTGCCGGGCTCGCGGCATTAGCAGCCCGGAGGTGATAGTGGCAGCCCGCCGCCAATGGTGGAACTACGAGGAGGCCGAACGCGCCGTAAAACGGGCCCACGCTTTTGGCTTTGATATGGGCAAATTGAATATCAACGAATTTAACGCTTTGTAATTTATGAAGATACCCTGTGAGCTTAGCGCGGCCAAGCGCAGCCGAAACACACAGATACGTGCCGATTTTGATACGCTTATGAAGCGTAACATCAGCCTGCAGTTTGCTATGCTAACGCTGATGAACCGCTACGGATTGAGCAACGGCACGCTGTGGGCAATCATAAACCGCTACGGCTATTACAGGGATAAATAAAAACTGAAACTATGAATGGCAAGGAATTGATAAACAGCTACAAAACAAGGCCTGACATGATTAAAGACCTTAATTATAAGATTGAGACTGCGCAGCTTGAAATAGGCCTATTGCTACGCACGCGCAAGGCCAATATGCCGCTGAGCGAGTACTCCGCCATCACTGGAAAAATTAACAGCCTGCTTACCGATATTGCACTGGCAAAGCGTAAGCTAACTAACATAAGGCAGGGCAAAAAACCCAACGGCGAGCCAGAGTATGGCGACAACTACGGGCATAGCACGCGGATGCCGGCGATGGACTAAGTAATAACCAACGGTGGTGCATGCACCACCGCACAAAATAACACACAATGACAACACTAATCAGCATTATTGCAATAATTATCGTCATCATCGCAGGCATAGCCTGGCTGGTGGCGGCAGTAAGCAAATGGGATGGCGAGGTGATGGACGACATCATCAACCGGGACAGACACAATTACAAACAAACAGAAAGGAGTACAGATGAATATTACTGTTAATAAAGAAACCGCTCATGTTTTAATAAATGTTAGCGCACATTTACTTAATAGAGTAGGTGTAATGAACTCAAAAGGGATCTATGAAATTGACCCTGAAAAATTAGCTTTATCAGGCATGACCTTAAAGCAGGCACACGGCTTAATAAGGTTTTATAAAAAATTTTACAAAGAATTAAAAGTAAAATAAAAAGGAAGTAGGCAGATTGCCGCGCTTCGCTCGCAATGAACCATTAACAATGAACTAATAACAATTAACAATTTACAATTATGGCAAAGAAACAATGGATTGACCTGGCCGGCAACGAGGTGCCTGCACAGTATGTGCCAAAACTCGACAAAGATCGCGAACGGGTAACGCTAAAGTACCTGGCGAGAGCAAAGAAACTAAGCAAACAGCTTGAGAAATTTAAAACAGACCTACTCGAAGACTGCGATGCAGTATATGAAGGTATGCTGGCAGATAACAACGTGCCAGGCAACTCTAAAGGTGGGTTTTCACTCTCCACTTTCGACCGTTCTGCAAAAATTGAGATCAGCATACAGGAGCGCATCGAGTTTGATGACCTGATAAGCGTTGCACACGAAAAGATAAAGCTGTACCTGGAAGAAAAGACACAGGGCATCGACAACGACCTGCAGCAACTCATCAACCAGGCATTTGAAACCCGTAAAGGGCGCATGGACGTGAAGCGCATTCTGGGCTTGTTTCGTTTGCAGATAAAGCACCCGCTGTGGGTCGAAGCGATGGAACTCATCAAAAGCAGCATCACGCGCAATAATAGCAAGCGTTATGCACGGATTTGGGAAAAGGACAGCAACGGCGAATACCGCAACATCGAATTGAATTTCAGTAGCATTTAAACCTGTATAGCAGCGATGCATCGCTGCTATACATTAACGCATTTTAGATTATGAAAATAAAACTTTACACTTTAAAAGCCTTTATGCTTGGTGCGCTGGCCATGGTAGCTTTCAAGTGGGTGGCGCATGTATTGGTGGCCTTTTCGGATGACCATTTCGAGCTAACGATGAGCCTGGCACACTTCGCCTTTTTGGTAGGTGTAGGCCTGCTAATAGTAATTGGGATTGTATTTATACTAATTGATTAAATGATTGAAACAGTTAAATGATTGAATAAATGAAACTAACTAAAGACGAAGCAAGGATTTTATCCGAAGTACTTAGTGAAGGTAAGTACGAAATGGTTAAAGATTATAATAATTTTAATTTCATGGAGAAACTCGAAGATTTGCAAAATAAGTTATATGAGTTTGGCAAAGATAGGCGGAGAACTGGGCGCACAAGTCAGAATGATTGGTACGATTTAGTAACAAGATTTACAAACCATTAACTGATAACAATTAACCCCCAGCCCCATGCAACGCACCAACGCACAAAACCGCCGCTTGTTCGGCCTGATTAACAAACTTGGCTTCGATGCCGATGAGCGGCGGCGTATGGTGCTGCACTACACCGGCGGGCGCAGCGGCAGCAGCAGCGACCTTACCATAGAGGAGTGCAACAATATGACAGGCTACCTGGCACACCTGGTGGCGTGTAAGTTTAATGTGGAAGATATGCGCCGCGACCGGCTGCGCAAAACCCTCATCAGTTTCGTGTACCAGTTGCCGGCAGGCTTTGGTTTTTACAAACAGGATGGCGACAAAAAGCAGTTTGATGCCGGGGTTTACGACCGATTTTTGGTGGAAGGCAAGCACAGCCCCTACCCTGGCAAGCGGCTCAACCAGCTTAGTATTAAAGAGCTTGGCCGCCTGATAGCGATAATGAAACGGTGGGGGGAGCATTATAGTAAGCAGTAGGCAGTAAGCAGTGGGTAGTAGGCAGTATGGTAAATAAAATTCACGAATTTTATCAAGCAAAATCTTTATACAATGGAAAATGAAACACGAATAATCGAAACCTTACGCGAGCAGTTTGACAGCCGTAAGCAAATATGGAAAATTGTAAAGAAAACCCACTCCGGATCGGGAGGCTGGAAACGATTTGGCGGCAAGGAATACTTGCGCAAAGATGAATGCTTGCGAAGCATCGAGCGGATATGCGATTCGTATCCTGATATTTACCAAAAGGAAGCCTAAGGCAGATTGCTTCCATGCCTGACTGCATCATGCAGGCAGGGCTTCGCTAGCAATGAACCATTAACGGCAAAGTTTATGAAATGCAAGGCACTCGAAAGAGCTGGCAAAGTGGACAGGATAAAATGTTGTGTACAGACAGACCACACGAAAGACTTAATATCTGCCTTGTTTTTTAAATACATTGTTACCCTTAGTGCGGGTTTAAATAAATTAACTTAAAAATAAACAAAGATGAAAATTGAATTAACAGTAAAAAAGGAATTTGAAGTAAAAACATTATTAGTTGAAGCCGATGTAAGATATTGGGAAGATGCAACTGTAAATGGGGTTGAAGATGAAAACGGTGATTTGATACCTTGTAAAGTAGGCGATACTTGGAAGCCAATTATTGATTTAGATACTGGATTAATTACAAATTGGGAAAAAGGAAAGGAAGCAAATATCCATTACAAAGTTTGCGATGCTGGTGAGTATTGGCTACAAGATGAAAATGGTGAAAAGATTGTAAAAGCAAAAGGATATTATGTGCCTGACTTTTTAGCAATTGACGATAGTGGATATGGTGACTATATTATTATGAAAGTTGATAAAGATGGTAAAATCAATAATTGGCGATTTGATAGCGAACCATTTACTAACAAAGACGAAGATTAGTATTAAGGGTAACAAATAAATCAACAACAATGACAGAATACAACATCGACACAGAATTAGACCTGCTATACGAGCGCAAGGATATGCTACATAAGTACAAACGCGACTTTGATGAGGTATTTAACGATAGCTACAAGTGGCTGCTGCGCTGCCTCCAGGTGCAGCATGATATTGATGTACTGGAAGCCAAACAGACCACGATGGATAGCAAAATAATAAGCCATGACCATTAAGCAAATCGACAGCATCTACAATACCGCCACCTGGAACGGGGCGCACCCGATGGACTTGGAGCGGTTCAGGCAGGCGGCAAAGGAAATAGTGCAGCACCTGCGGCAAAAGCGCAGCAAGCCTGCCGGGCGGTACCAGGACTATGTAAGTGCCTGGTTTGCCTTTTACGTGCGCACCAATGGCATAGCCCCCAAGTTTGGCCCCTCGGACGGCACCGCACTAAAGCAGGTAATGGCCTACCTGGAAAAGGTAAGCACCGATGCCGATACCGCATTGGCCACCTGGCATGCCATACTTGCAGGCTACCACACCCTGGAGCCGTTTTTTAGGCTCAACCTGGATTTGAAATTTATAAACGGACAACTGAACAAAATAATAAGCCAGCTAAAGCATGTTACCGATAAAGCACGAAAAGGGCATAATGCAACTGATCTTAGAGGGGAACTCTAACCGCGACCTGGTGCGCCAACTGGGCAGCATGACCATGCAGCAGGCCATCGACAAACGTGTTCCCGGCATCGGGCAAATGATGCGCCGCGAAGGCCGCGCGAAGGTAGAAAAGGTGGTGGCGGTGATGGTGCAGGAAACCTCGGCCTACTTTGATGAGCAGATGGGCAAGGAGCAGGCCGTGGACATTGCCGCCGAGCTTACCGGGAAGTATGCCGGGGTAAAGCTGGAAGATGTGTGGGTGTGCCTGAACGAGCTAAAGAGTAGCGAGATTTACGGCAAGCTAACCAGCAACAAGGTACTTAGCGCAATGAAAAAGTACATGGATCGCCGCCTGGAGCTTGCTGCGCAGCAAAGCCTAAACGAGCACCTGGCCAGGCAGGAGCCGCGCAGCGAAGGCCGCAGCAAGGAGGGCGACTTTAAAGCCTTTAAGCACCAGTGGGAACTGGAGAAGATGTCGAACAACTTGTAAATCATATTTAGTATGTTTGTCGTATAAATTTAAAATTTAAAATATGGAAAATAATTACAATGAAGCAAACGATATTATTCGTGAAGCAACAATGAATTTTAACCAAGGTAATTTGGCGGAATCAATAGGCCTTATTAACAAAGCTCTTGACAAACATTTCAACCCAGATTGGTACGCTAAAAAAGTGAATTATCTTTCAAGAAAAGGATATTTTAATAAGGCATTATCCGAAATTGAGGTATTTCCAAAAGACCATTATGATTCAATAATTGAAAGATACAAGTATGAAATTTTCATTAATGGATCCAAATCCAGTGTTTATCACCGAGAAAAAGGTTATGAAAAAGAAAGTGCCATCCATTATAATTTATGTCAAATATATTTAATTTTGATTAATCTTTATAGAGGTGAATTTAACATGATGGAATACTATTTATCAAATGAATTTATGCAAGAAATATTGGATTCAAATTTAAAACCAATGGTAAATGAGTTTTTATTATGGCTAAAAGATACCTATGATGAGGTTCAATTAGAGATTAAAAAAGAAAAACAGGTAAAAGCAAAGAATGAGCGAACACATAATTTCAATAGTTCTCGTGAATTCGATAGATACATTAGAGTGAAAAATGATACTTTAAATAGTCTTTTCTGTCGAATTGATGATCAAGTTAGAATATTAGAATTTGATATGCTGAAAATTTTAGATAATTGATGCTACTTTAAAAAAATATCGTACTATTGCAGTGTCTAAGTATTTCAAAAGTGGGTAGTAAAGCTGCCCAAACACTGTTTAGGGCTTTTTTTATGCCCTGATGATATTCGGCAGCCTAACCCCGTGCCTTGGTTGTAATGGCCATTGCAAGCCCACTTTTGAGCTTAGACAACGGGAAGTGGGCTGCCGTTTTTTATGCCCGCAAGTCTAAATCAAAAGTAAATGCAAAATTCACAAAAAGCCGGCAACTTACTGCCATTAAAAGTAACTGATGAAGTTACTGTAAAAATCATTCCCGATGAGAACCACGAGTTCTTAATGTCGATGAAAGAGGTTGCGATTGGATATGGAACTTCTGAATATTCAATTCGACAGGCAAAAATCAGAAATTCAAGTGAACTTATTCATGGTAAGCATTTTGTTTCCGCTGTGACTATTTGTCACAGCGAGCCAAACGCGCCCCACAACAAAGTTTACTGGACTAAGCGCGGCATAGTTCGCCTGGGCTTTTTTATTAAGAGTAAGCAAGCCCGCCTGTTTAGGGACTGGGCAGAGGAACTGGTGATAAGCCGCCTGGAGGCAGGCAAGCAAACCACCCTGTGGCCGCAAGCGGCAAAAGCACTACCCAAGCCACGCAGCCACAACCGCCTTACGCCCACGCGCCTGGTAAGCATACTGGCCGATGTGGCCCAAATTGATAACCGCGAAGTGCGCCTTAGCATTACCCATAAACTGATAGGAGGACAAGCCTAATGGAAGCACAATGCAAACAAGCCGAAGTGGCCGCCCTGGTAAAAGAGTACATTACCGCCTGGGACGAGCCCCAAAACTACATCGAAACCCTCGACATGCTTTTCGATGCCTGGATATGCTACCCCGATGATTTGTGCTACAACAAAGAGTACCGCTCTACGGTGCTTAGCCACTACCGCAACATGCAGCAACTGCTGGTAAAGTTGCAGGTGCACGATGGTAAGTAATTTATAAGTATATTTGCACCGTCACATTTATTGATTTTAAGTTGAAAAGCCCCGGACTGGATCCGGGGCTTTTTTTATTGTACAAGCACCTGTGGCGTAAGCATTACCTGCTGGTACTGCGCGGCGGCATGGCTGTCGTAAATGGCGGTGGTGTAGGTCATATTAAACACCCGCAGGCCATCGGCGCGGCGTTCGGTGTTGAAGCCCGTGCGCATGAGCTTGCCAAAGTGGGTATCTTCAAAACCCCCGTTACCATCGCTTAGCACGTGGCCGCCAAAGGTGTGCAGGGCGGCGTGTACCTCGTTGAGCAGCTTTAGCTGTTGGGCGGCATCGGCCAGGGTGGGGCTGCCGGCGTGGAAGTCGGCATAGATGTCGAGTGCCAGGCGAATGCCTATGGTTATTTCGCCCTGCTGGTGGCCTTGCCCCAGGTTGTTCCACTGGCAGTTGGCCAGGTCGATGAAGATGGCGGGGAACTGCACGGGGTAGCTCTCGTCGAGCATGTCTATCTGTCCTGCTTCCAGGTCTATCCACAGGGGGCCTGCAATTTTGCTTTGCAGGCGGCTTACGATCGATTGATATAGTATGTCCATTGTAAGTGTATGTATGCACTAAGCGGCGTAGCATGCTACGCCGTTAGTATGCGGTTTATGTCTTTAATGAGTTCGTGTTTTATTTTTGCTTTCAGCTTTATGCTGTCGCCGATGAACTGGCGTTTGGGCATGGTGGTGTTTTTGCGGCCAAATACTTTGGCTTGTCCGCCATCGTTGTGAACGGCGGCATAGGCCTGGTCGCTGAATACGATGGCACGGCCTTTTTCGGTGCGGTACTGTATGCTGTCTTTTAGGTCGCCTGTACGTCCGCTAAGGGCTTTGCGCTTGGTGGCTGCCGGGCTGTAGTTGGTTACCGGATTGGCTTTGCGGGGCTTATACTTACCCTTAGCGCGCCAGCGGCGCGGGTGGTTATCGGGTGTGGCCACATGCGAACCGTACTCGAAGCCGTACCAGTAGCTATTGCTTACGGTGCGTTTTGCGGGTTTCCACGGCACTGTACTGCTGTCGGTAAAGCCACCATCAAGAAAACTTTTTTTAAAGTGGTTTACGGCCTCAATGCCCATGATACGCGGGGCATCGCGTTCGATGTACTGCTTTAGCCTGACCTGCTGCTGCTTAATTTTTTGCGAAAATTGTTGCGGTGTCATAGTTTTATTATCTTTGTGGCTGAATCCTGTTTAAATACACTGCCGGACTGTAGATCCGGGAGGCCATGTTTAAACAGGATTTTTTACGTCTGTGATTGTGTAAAGTACATACTCACCACTCTCCCGTAAGGCAACATTAATCATCAAATCGAGCTTATCAATTTTGAAATAATAGAAATGCTTGTACTTTACTTTTTCACTGGGAGCATCAAATAAGTAAGTGGCCTTATCAATCAAATGGTCAAGTTGCTTGCCCAGTTCATTTTTTAAGTTGATATTGTTTGTAGGTTGATTGAGTATCTCCTTGATATTCGTGTTAGTAAGCGGGATGGTTCTAATCATACCGGCATTAGTTTCCAATTTAAAAGATTTTCCTGCAAAGTTGGTTCTCATAAAACCGAATGCCTCATTTCTAACTGTTTTCCGCTCTAATCTTTCAGTTTCTGCATCAATTTCCTTTGCCTCTTTTTTCCCCACATCCCCAATCATGGGGTGTTTATCGGTAAAAATATGTCCGTCCTTACCGGGGTTGTTGCGCATCGCCTGGGGTGGCAGCTTTATCTCCTCGGGGGGTTCGGTAGTGCCCTTGTCGCTGCGGCGTTGCTGCACACTGCACTTGCAGCCCCAGTCAGCGGGTGGCAGCCAGGTATCCCAAAAGGGGTCATCCAGGGCTTTAATTACGCCATATAATTTCTTATGCTCGCTGCGGGGAGTTCCGGAAGTGCTGGGCATGTACTCCAGGAAGGGGTATAGGTCTTTGTCCTGGTCGAACTTCTGCCAGTTTTTGGCGGCACGGGTACTGCGCACGGTGTGTTCGTACTCGCTTCGCATGTAGTTCGTGTTGTACTTTTTGTTGATGCTGTTGATGCTGTCGGTATCGTCAACATCGCGCAGCTCGGCCACCTGCCAGGCTGTTTTGTATCCGGCAAAGCGGCTGGCGTTGTTGCGCAGATTCATGGCCATATCAAAGTCCGGATGGTCGTACTTTAATCCCGGATACACCTTATTAATAGCACTCGTCAGGTTGTCGCGGGTGTATCGGTAGAGGTCGGTATTTACCAGGAGCCTATCATTGTTGCGCACATCTATGTAAATCTCGAGCATAGTCTTTTCATCAATGCCCGTTGCAGGCGGCTGTGGCAGTTCCACGTTAACAAAACCCGTGGTGCCATGTATCGGGCATCCGCTATGGTTGTGGTACAGGGCTGCTATTTCAGCCCCGGTAAAGTTAAGGCGCACATCCGTGCGGCCTCTACCGCCGGGGCTTATGCGAAAAAATTGAAAAAGCGTTTGAAAGCGTTTTCGGTCTGCGCCGGGTCGGGTTTCTGTGCTGCAGTTTGCTGCCGTGTTTCCTGCTCTTTTTTCAGCTTGACATAGTTCTTAGGTTTTGGAATGTCGTAGGTTTCGTACCAGTAGTCGTCATCTATGGGTACGCGACTGGCCAGTTGCATGTCGATGATTACGCGCTGCGAGAGGTCAACCTGTGTTTTTTCCTCAAACACAAACTCGCCGTTGGTGGTGTTGATGCCCAGGCTGGCAAAGATGTCGGCCAGGTCGTAGTTGAGGGTGTCGAGTATAAATCGCCGGTCGCTGTATGCTATTTTATCTTCCACATCCTGGTGTACTGTACCCAGTGCCTGTGTGCCTTTGTCGCCCTGGTCGGTAGTGAGGGTGTTGCCCAGGATTAGTTTGCTCACCTCGGCGTTGCACAGTGCTATCAGGTCGATGTACAAATCGCTGTTTCCTGATTTATCTGGTGCATCTATCAGGTTAATCTGCGTGTTTTCGGGATGGATAAACACGCCGGACGAACCCATATTTTCTAAATCTTCGCGCAGCTTTTGCCTTGCCAGTTCATCGTAGCCATCGTAGATGCCCTCGCGCATGGGCTGGCCAAACAGCTCTGCAAACTGTGCAAAGTCGCCCATGCCGTTGCGTTTGTAAATGATGTGGGGAGCCGCTTTGCACAGCAAGCCCAGGTCGCGTGGTCTGCCCACCTCCAACAGGTTTGGATATGCCCCATCGCGGTAGGGCAGGCCGGTAGTATCGGTTTGTGTGCGTAGCAAAGTGCCAGCCATCGGATTGATGTGCTTACGGGGAATCAGGTCGTAGGCAATCCAATTGGCCAGGCGGTAAAACTGGAATACGCTATGGCCCCATAGCCGGGTGTCGAGCAGGTCGCTGATAAACTCCCTGAACCAGGGGCTGTCGATTTGCTCCATTATCTTTTCGTCCACCTTGCCATTGTTCACGTAGTTAATGTTAGCATTGAGTACGGCGGTTTTGCGTTTTTGAATTACCGCCGACAGGTGTGCATCTATCAGCACATCGTTGTAGATGTCGTAGAGGTCGTGTCGGCGGGGCAAGTTCATGCTCTCCGCGCTTTTGATGGCGTTGCGCCATTTGGCTATGTCGAGATTGTCGCGTTTGGGCTGCGAAAATATGACCTGTTGTATAACCAGGTTTTTTTGTTGAGACGCACGGCCGTGCGTCTTTACGTTCCGAGTTGTTGCCATGTTAGTTTTGTTTTGCAGTAGGGCATGCACCACTGTGCAGCGGGGTATGCCCTACTGCAGCGGAGCATGCTCCACTGTTAGTAATGATTGTTTCGTTTTGGGTTTGATGCAATAGCATAGTTGATAGCTCCGCCCTGGTCGCCGTTTGTGCTGGTGGCCAGTGGCAGGCCTGTTGGGTTAATCTGTCCGTCCTGCACCTGCTTTAGCCAGTCGATGGCACGTTCGTACCTGTCCTTGCGCACCAATGGGAACTTTACGGGGTTGTGGATGGCGTGGAGGTGGTAGAGGGTAATGTCGATGGCGAACATGAGCAGAAGGCTGTGGCGTTCGGTGCCTGTTTTGTTGAATATGGCGGCGGTATCGTAGCGCGAGGCGAGGTAGCCGGCCATCTCTTCTACGGCCTGGGCTTCGATTATTTCGAGCAGCCCGCTCTCGGTGCGCGTGATGGCGTTGAGTATCTCGATATGGATGGCGGCATCGTAGTCGGTTTCGGTGATGAATGTGTTCATAGTGTCTGTTATTTGCGGCGGAGTATGCTCCACCGTTAGAATCTTTTTGGGTTAGAGAATGGGTTTCGTTTGATATACACCGGTGGCGTTGATTCGCGGAGCTTGTTATTGATAATCCACACGGCACCTTCCACTGCATCGGGGCCGTCATCGTGGGAGCGGCTTCCTTTCTCGAAGCTCAAAAGCTGGTCGATGAGGCGTTCGGTGTCGGGGCAGGTTTTAAGGCGTTCGTCAATCAGCACCAGGTTGCGTTCAAACAGGGGGCTTATGGCTTCGATGCGGGCAAACTTATCCGGTTTTTTTCGGGCATCGGCTCTTACCGGGAACTGCCAGCCCCGGGTAACTCCTTCCTTCTGGAACTCGTCCAGGATTAAATCCTGCAAAAAGTTAGCTTCCATATAGTAACCCACCACAGCCGTTTGCGGCAGGTTCTGGTGGAAGTCGAGCCAGTAGCGCACCATTTCGCCAATGGAGCATTTACGCACAAAGCTGTTGATGATGTAGTAGTTCTTATCCTTGCGCCCAATGGTAATGATGGCCTTGTAGTCGCTGGTGCGGCTGTTTTTAAAACTGGGGTCGCAGTAGCTGATAATACTATTATAGGTATTGATGCGCGGGGCCGGTGCGTAGATAATCCAATCGCGCTTAAAAACGGCACCCTCGGTGATGGGGTTGTTAAAGAGTTCCTGCTGTGAGGCGCGGTAGCCAAGTTTATCGGCCACGGCTTGTATTTCTTCTTTGCTGTATTTCTCCGGCCATGCCGGGTTTCCTTTATCGTCAATGGCATTCACGCGGTCGTGGTAAACGCCGGGCATATCGGATAGGCGAGCCACCAGGCTGTTGTGGCTAATGCGGTTACCTACCACTATAAACCTGCCCCTGCCCATGTCCATGGCAAAGTAGAGGGCTTTGAGTGCCCAGTCGGTTATTTGTGTTACCCGGTCGGGGTTGCGGCACAGCTCGTCATCGTCCACATCGTCAAGTACTATGTAATCGGGGCGGTGCTGGCGGTAGCGCAAGCCCCTGGGGCTTTGGCCACGCCCTAAGGCAAAAAAGCCGCAACCGTCCTGGGTGGCAAAGCGGCCTTCCTCCCAGTTGCCCCACAGCAGTTGTTCGCCAAAGTCGGCAATATAGCGGCGGTTGTTTTGCAGTTCGGCCTGCAGGTCGCTAAGCAGAGTTTGGGCGTTCTTTTCGTTTTTGCCTACCAGCACCATCACATGCAGCATCTTTTTAGCTTTCAGCCACAGCGGTATCATAATATCGAAGTGGGTGCTTTTTGCGTGGCCGCGAGCCCACTCGAATACACCCATCAATTTGCCTTCGCGGGCGGTTCGGTTGGCGGCGGCGATATGAAATTTGCCACTACCCGAAGTAGCCCATGCCGGGAAGTAGTACGAAACGAAAGCCCCATAGTCTTTAAGCAGGGAAGCGATGCGCTTTTGTTTATCCTCTTCGGATTCCTGCACGAAGCTTTTCCAGGTGCTTTCGTATATTTCCTGCGAACGGGCGGCGAAGCGTGCGCGTATTTCCTTAACGCTATCCATCCAGCACCTCCTTGTTTATTTTGTCCATCACCCTGTCCATGTGGCGGCGCACGGATTTAAGCTCTTCAAAAATCCTTTGTTTGCCCTTTTCGCTTTTGGTGCGTTGCACCTCGGCCAGGAAGCTGTCGGCGAGCTGGTCGAAACCCTCGGCCACCCATGCCAGCGATTTGTTAACCGGCGAGAGCTTTTCGAGCGAGGAGGTGAGCTTAACGATTTGGTCGGGCGAGAAGGTGGGTTTTTCGCCACGCTGCATCTGGTCGTAGGTGTTCAGGATGGCGTTGCGTATTTCGCCCAGGCTGATGAGCGAAGCCCGGCGGGCGGTTTCAAAATCGCGCTCCTGCGACCACTTGCTTACCGTTGCCTCCGACACGCCAAGCATGTCGGCAATGGTGTGGTAGTCGAAACCTTTTACATAGAGCTTTTTGGCGTAGCTAATCTTATTTTCACGCTCTGCCTTGCTGAATTGTGCCATTTTGTTTTAAAATTTTCCACAAACATAGCTGCATAAGGGTTTGCGCACAAATTGTTAGTTTGTCATTTCGGGATTTAACTAAACCATTTAGTGATTTAACTAAATGGCAAACTAACGATTTGCAAATAAAGCTCAATGTATATCATATTTGCAGCCACATACGCGAGGCGAAATAAAGCGATTTGCCGCATTTTGTAAAAAGCATGATAAGATGGACGTAAAAAAGAAGATAATAAAATGCGAAGGTTGCGAAGCCGCTTGCGAAGTAAATTAAACGATGGCAAAATACTATAACATACTGGCTACCTCGGCAGACACCTGCAAGATATTGCTCTACGGCATCATTAGCTCGTACAGTGAAGATGTGAACAGCCGGAGCTTTGCCAACGAATTTGCCGAGGCCGAAAGCCGCTACCGCAACATTAACGTACACATCAACAGTAACGGGGGTGAGGTATTCGAGGGCATTGCCATTTTTAACGTAATTCGCAACAGCGAGGCCAACATCACCATTTACATCGATGGGGTGGCCGCCAGCATGGCCGCCATCATTGCCCTGTGTGGCAAGCCGGTAAAGATGAACCGCTACGCCATGCTAATGCTGCACCGTGCATCGGGCGGCGGCTATGGCAACGCCACCGAAATGGCCAAGGCCGCTGCCGACCTGGAAAAGGTAGAAAACATCCTTTCCGACATCCTGGCTGCCGGTATGAAACTTAGCAGCGATGAGGTGAAAGCACTGTACATGGATGGGCAAGACCACTGGCTTACCGCCGAGGAGGCAATGAAAGCCGGGATCATCAACGAAATTTATGACGGCGTTAAGGTAAAGGTTCCCGCCGAACTCGACAACCGTAGCAAAGCAGCCGTGATTATGAATCAATACAATTATTTAATAACAGAAAACAAGATGAAAAACCTATTTCAAAAACTGGGTTTGAAAAACGAAGCCAACGAGGACGAAGCCGTGAAGGTTGTAGAAAGCATACAGGATGCTGCCGATACCGAAAAGAGCCGTGCCGATGCCCTGGAAGCCGAAAACAAAGCCCTGAAAGCTAAGGTAGCCGACTTTGAAGACAAAGAAAAGCAGGCGCACACCGAGGCCATCGACAATATGCTTACCAATGCCATTGGCACCGGTCGCATCAAAGCGGAGCATAAGGACACCTACAAAGCCATTTTGGAAAAAGACTTCGACAATGGCAAAACCATTATCGAGAGCCTGCCGGCCATGCGCCGGATGGTAAACGAGATTGGCGACCCCGCCACCGGCCAGCGCAAAGACTGGACATTTGACGACTTCCAGCGTAAAGACCCCAAAGCTTTGGCCGCTATGAAAAGCAAGGACCCCGAGCAGTTCAAGGCACTGTACAAACAAGAATTTGGAACCGAAATAAAATTGTAAAAAAATGGCACTGAATAAAGAAATTTGGAGGAAATATATCCTCGAGCAACTGGAAAGCAGCAGCGAGTTCCTGGCACACGCCTACCGCGTGGACGAGGACAACATCATCAACGGCAAGGTAGTACACATGCCCAACGCCGGGGCAAACCCAACGGTAACCAAAAATCGATCTTCGCTGCCGGCAACGGTAGTAAGTCGCACCGACACCGATGTGGTATATCTGCTCGATGAGTTCACCACCGTACCGGTAAACATTACCGATGTGGAAAAGGTGGAATTGAGCTACAACAAAATAGAAAGCGTGCTGGGCGGACATGTGCGGGCACTGCGCGAAGCCATTGGCGACTGGACACTGTTTGACTGGCTTACAAAAAACGTAAGTACCTCGGCCAATACCCCGGTAGCCTGGGGAGCAGGCAAGTACATTGCCACCAGTGGAGCTGCCGGAAGCGGCAACGGCCCCAACAGCCAGGGTTTGGCAAAATTTACCGCCGACAACCTACGGGCTGCCCGCCTGATGATGAACAAGCTGAACGTACCCAAAGAAAACCGGTTCTGCCTGTTGCCATCCATCATGTACGATGAGCTGATGGCCGAGATGGCCAACAGTGGAATGGCAAACCTGGAACTGCTAAAATCGGTAAACCTACCTGACGGTGTGCTTACCCGCCTGTACGGCTTCAATATTATGGAGCGCAGCAGCGTGGCACTGATGACCAAGGCTACCCCAACCGTGGTAGCACCGGGAACTACCGAAGCCAACACCCATGCCTACGGAGCTGTGTGCTGGCAAAAAGATATAGTGGAATCGGCCATTGGCGAGATTAAAATGTTTGAGAACGTAAACGACCCCACCTACTACGGCGACATTTACAGCGCACTGGTACGTGCTGCAGGCCGTGCCCGTTGGGCTGATGCCAAAGGGGTAATACCTATTGTGCAGGCCGCCGCCAGCTAAATCGAAAACCATACCATGAAGAACCCCGGGCAGACCGGGCCCGGGGTTATATTTTTGAAAAAATTTGAATTAAATGGAAGGATTAAAAACGAGCCTGAACACGGCGATGGGTGGTGTGGTAACGTGGATTAACGCTTCGGTTAACATGCACAGCATAAACGAGGGGATGGCGATAATAGTAGGGATTCTTACAGCCGTGTACCTGCTCTGTCAAATTCATAAATCATTAAAGAAACACACAAAATGAAACGATTAACAAAAATTAATATTTTAGCCGTCCTGTTCATATTCGGGGCGTTAAACTTTACAAAATCTTTTGCGCAGCCACCGGGGGCTGGTGGTGAAGCAGCCATTACCGGGATCGTATTTCTGGATGTTGAAAAATTCCAAGCAGGCGATGAAATCAAAGCATATTACATGCTGAATGACACCGCGTATGAAATTGGCTCTGTAGCTATAAGCGAGGGGTATAAAGGGTTTATTATCAGTGCCGAAAATCAAACAGAAACACCGCTTAACGGCGCGCCTTTTAACTCCGACATACATTTAGCCGCAAAAACCGATACCGGAACCTATAAACTAAACTTACTTGATGTTACCGATTCATATAATAGACCCTACACGCTCAAAGCCCGTGGTTTGGAATTAGTGAATGTGAATGAAGTTTTAATCACAGATGAACGGGTTCTATTGCACCCTGTCCCGTGGCTTGCCTATTTTGCATCATTATGCCCTATTATTTCTTTTGATATTCCGAAAATTAAAGACCCATACTCAGGTCAGGCTATCAGGCTACCCGTTGGGGTATATTATGCTCAAGGGTATAGCATCGAGGTTGTGAAGGGAACCGGGAAAACATTTCGTGACGGTTTATTTCATAATTATTACAAAATAGGTGCAGGCGATTTGGATTTGGATGAAATTCAATTAAAAATAAAAGCCAATCCTAAGCCCGGCTGTCTCGAAGATGATGTTTTTGATGTTATGACGATTCCTATCGAGAGAACCGCCACTGAGGAAGCTAATTACGAAACACTGTCATTACGAGCATGGCAGATTTATATGAAATATTACTTCGATGTAAAATTAGAAGGCAATACGGTAACAGCTTTTTATATAAATAAGGAGCGCGAGAAACGAGGATGGGGGGATAGGAAGCTCCCTGCCTTGAATATAAAAGTAACTTATAAAACATCCCGGTACACCCCAAGATCCAAGATCATTGGCGAGCGCAAAACCTACGTGGATTATCCAAACGAAGTGTTTGAGATACCGGAGGGATGGGCGTACATCCTCGTCGAAGTTACAAGCATTTATCACGGGCATAGGCTGATATTCAGGTTTTATGAATAAACAATCATGGAAAACGAACTAATCGCACAACTGGCCGCTAACCTGGATGAGCATATCAAAGTAAATGGGATCTGGGAAAGGATTGACGGCCCGATTATTAAATTTACTCTGAATCAAGGCTATGATTCAATGCTACGTAAAAGCCCCGAGCTGGCCAAAGAGTTTTTGGAACTGGTGGAAGCCTACCTGACAGCCGACAGCTTGGGCATGGTTGACGAAGCCGCAGACCTGATGGCCAGCATCATCAAAGTAATATTTTTCAACAAATCAATGAGGAAAAATGGATAACGACATTCGATTTATAAAAGGTGAGGGTGGGCTTGCCCGCCCATTGCCCGGCAAAGACCATTACAGCGGCATTGCCTATTATGCAGAGGAAGGCACTACAGCACCTGCAGGCTGGAATTACGGTGAGCCACAGCAGGTATTTAGCCTGCCAGATATGGCTGCTAAAGGTATAAATGCGGAAACTTCTGGCTTTGCGGTTTTGCATTATCATGTTAAAGCGTTTTTCAGCATCAACCCCGGCGCATCGCTATGGATAGTTTTGCAGGATATGCCCGAAAGCGGGCAGCCGGACTATGCAGAGATTGATGACCTGATGAATGAAAAGGCCGACATTAGGCAGATAGGTGTATATATTCCTATGGCTTTTGCAAGCACAATGGTAGGCTCCTTACAGGCGAAAGCCGAAAGCATGGAGGCTGCACACAAACCAATACAGATTGTATTACAACCCACGTGGCATACAATATCCATTGGTGTGTTGGACGATTTACGTTTACTTACATCGCCGAAAGTAGCGGTTTGTATTGCACAGGATAGCACCGATGAGGTTATAGAATTGATGGGATCAGACACATCGCCTGGGGCTTTGGGTACTGCATTGGGTATTATAAGCCTGGCAGCAGTAAACGAATGTATCGGTTGGGTAGGCCGCTTTGATATTACCGGAGCTAATGGCGCATGGGACATTCCAGCACTGGGGGATGGAACCCTGATAAAAACGCTTACTGATACCGAAATTGACACCCTAAATGCAAAAGGGTATCTGGTAGTTACCAAGCGTATCGGGTTGAGCGGCTCATGGTTCTACGATTCGCCTACCTGCATAGTGGCCACCAGCGATTACGCATACATCGAAAACAACCGTACTATCGATAAAGCCATCCGTGGTATGTACGCCTATATGCTGCCCGAAGTTAACAGCCCTGCCAGAGTATCTGGCGATGGAAAACTTGCCCCCGACTATGTGAAGTACATGGAAAGCGTTGCCTCAAAAGCATTGGTGCAGATGGAGCGCAATGGCGAACTGTCAGCCTTTTACATTAGTATTAATCCTGACCAGGATGTCTTGAGCACTTCTAAACTTGAAGTAACGGTAGTGCTGGTTCCGGTAGGGGTTAACAGGAAAATTGAAATAACCATTGGATTTGGATTAAGTATTTAAACACAAACAAAAATGACACCACTAATCAACGGAACTAACTACGCCTGGGGCGATGTTATCGTAAATTTAACCGGTGTACCGCTTAGCGGCATCAAATCCATCAACTACTCCGAAGAGCAGGATATGGAGGATATGTATGGTGCTGGCAACTACCCCGTGAGCCGTGGATATGGACGGATAAAAGCTACCGGCGACCTAAACCTAAAAAGCGAAGAGGTAGAATCTCTTGCAAAAGCTGCACCCGGTGGCAGACTTCAAGCCATATCACCCTTCGACATCAATGTTGTGTTTCTCGGCGCAGGTAATGTAATGAGAACACACCGGTTGCACAACTGCCAGTTTAAAAACAATGCCCGCAGTATGAATGAGGGCGATTTAGGTTTTGATATTAAGCTCGACCTCATTATTTCGCACATAACATGGAATGCGTAATGGCTGAAAAGAAAAATAAGAATACCGGTATTGTGCCTTTCGACAAAATAAGCGTTGAGGACAAAGCAAAGGTTGAAGAACTTCAAAAAAAACACGGCATTAGCAAAGTATGGATAGTGGCCGTACAGGTAGGTGAAACCGATGAAGTTGTTACAGGCTATTTCCGCCGACCTACTACCACCATGATGGATATTGGCACGATAATGCGCGAAACAAAACCCAACTCGGCCAAAAAGTTCATTATCAAAAGCTGCTTCCTGGACGGGGATCAGCGCATTGTTGACGATGAGTGGACACTGGACAATGCCACCACCGTTACCGATGACATAATAGCCGTTTACCAGGCTGTGTTAAAAAAAAATTAAAAGAAACGGCTGTCGATCCAAACGATGGTAAACAAGAGGTAAGGAAGATAAACGCAATGCTTCGCCTGTACTTCAATATTGAGCCATCCAATCTTTCGGAAGATGAATGGGCAGCACGGTGGAACGAGTTGAAATGGTTGCTTAAAAATGGTCATCCTAAAGTGATAGTGGAGAATGTCTGAAAAGGTAAAATATGAAATTGTACTCCAGGATGGATTTACGCCCAAAATGATTAAAGCCGAAAAGGCCGCCGATGATTTTGCCGACAATGCCGTGCATGATTTTAATCGTGTAGGCCGCTCGGCAAAAAAGGCAGCCACCGATGTGGGTAGTATTGAAAACAGGGTAGGGTCGCTGGGCAAAAGTATGATGAAAAAAGTGGGTGGTCTTGCTGCCGGCTTTTTTGCCATTGATGGGCTACGCCGTTTTGGCCAGGCTGCTATGGATACCTCGGCCAAATATCAGCGTATGCAGGCTGTGCTTGAAAATACCTTTGGCAACCGTGGCAAAGCACAGCAGGCATTTACTAACATTACGGCCTTTGCAAGCCGCACCCCTTTTCAGGTAGATGAACTTACCGACAGCTTTGTAAAACTTACCAACCAGGGCTTTAGCCCAACCATGAGCCAAATGACTAACCTGGGCGACCTTGCATCGTCAACGGGCAAAGGTTTCGACATGCTTACCGAGGCTATTATTGATGCACAAACCGGGGAGTTTGAGCGTCTCAAAGAATTTGGTATCCGCGCCAGTAAAGAAGGGGACAAAGTTACCTTTATGTTTAAAGGCCAGGCCAAAACCGTAAACTTTACCGGCAAAGCCATCCGCGAATATATGTTGAGCCTGGGCAAGCTACAGGGTGTGGAGGGTGCAATGGCCAAGATTAGCAAAACCACCGGTGGGCAAATCAGCAACCTGAAAGATAGCTGGGATCAACTACTCAAAGTAATTGGCGACCGTGGCAAGGGCGTATTTAGCGCGGCCATAAGTGGTATGTCGGGCATGGTTTCTAAAGCAAAGGATATGATTAGGGTGCCTCTGGCACGTACCCTCGAGGACGAGCGTCAAAAGGTGAATGCCCTGGCCATGGAGCTAAGCAATAGCCTAACACCCTACGAGCGGCGTAAGACCATACTTGCAGAACTGCGCGAAATAAACGGTGACATTGTAAAAGGGCTGGATGCCGAAAAAATAAGCCTTGGGCAGCTTGCTTCCAATATGGAGGAATACAACCGGCAGGCCATCCACCGAATAGCTATCGAAAAACAAAAAGATGTGCTGGGAGAGCTCAATAAAGAAGCCGCAGCAGCAGAAACCCTGCAATGGGAAGCACAGCGCAAAATGGGAGCTGAGTTTGGGGCTATTCAGGATAAGATACGCATAGACCCAAAGATGAGCCGGGCAGATAAGAATTACCAGATTAATGCCTTAAGCGACCAAACCATCCGCGAAAGCATCGGGAGATTTATAGAAAAGAACTATGAAGGCGGATCATCATCAACCATGAAGGTGATGCAATCGCTTGAAAAAGGTGGCTATGACAGTAGGTTTTTTAAAGACAACCTGGCAGGCATCAAAGATGCTATGACCACGCTGTACGCATCGCGCCGGGCGGAGGATGCTTCGAAAGAAATTGCCCTGAAATTCCAGAAGGGTATCAGCCACATGGAAAAAATGTTTGGGCTATTCAGCCCATCCTCGCAAGAAGGCACCGGGACTGAACCCGGCGGAACCGCTACTGGTGGAGATGGAGGAACGGGTGGAACCGGCGGTGGCATTAAAAGCGGTATCGACAGTATTAGTGGCGATGTGCGGGCGGCCAAAAACATTACCATCAACCTGGATAGCCTAATTGGCGAAAACAACAACTTCTTTGATAACGCCAAAGATGCCGATGTTTCGAGCTTTAAAGACAAGCTAAAAATGGCCTTGCAGAGCGTACTAAACGATGTAAACTATGCACTATAATTTCGACTTCAACGGCCCCTTGTTGGCAAGGCGAATCAGTTTTCCGGTTCCAGACAGCCTGGGTATCGAAGCTGGCTTAGTAAATACTGCAAGAACAGGTCTTTACAAGAGCATACTCAAGCAGATAGAGATATACAAGCGTATGGATGATGAGGGGTTTACCGAATGGCCTGTGAGCATGTTAGGAACGCCGGTGTTTGCCGATGTTGTGCTTAAAAGCACATCGGATAAATCGTTGACTATTAAATTGGATAGCGTTCTTTTAATCATCGAGCAAAACAAAAACATTGGACGAACTAATGTAACCGGACGCAATGGAAGTGTAAAGGAATACTACTCCCTGGATGATTATAACATAGAAATTAGCGGTAGCATAGCAGATGAAAATGCCACCAGGTATCCAATGGAGCAAGTTAACACACTTATTAAAGTTTGCGAATTAGCGGAAGCTATGGAGGTTTCAAGCCCCTTTCTCGAAATGTTTAATATTTACAATACAGTAATTTATAATTACAAATTTGATCAAAAAGCTGGTTACCAAAACCAACAGTTCTTTCATTTAAAAATGTACAGCGACCTGCCCATAGAGCTTGAAAAAGTTAATTAATACCAGGGTTCGATTCGCTGTATTGCACAGTAAAGTCTTCGCCGCCTTCAACCACGTACACGGTGAAGTCTTCGCCACCATCAACAATCTGCCACTGTCCGCATTTGCTGGCAGGTCGGGCAACGAATTGGATGCGTAAATCGGGATTGTTTTGTACAAATCTGATGCGGAAGTCGCCGCCGTCATTAACGAAACGAACACGGCCAAAGAGTTCAGTGTCATCGCACTTACAATCCTTCGCAATAGGTTCGGAGGAGGTAAAGATGAAAAGGAATGATAGTAAGATTAAATATTTCATAAGATAAAATTTTCGATAAAGATATAAAATGTTTCGTATTACACACAACATACAAGTAGGTAATTACCGCCTTCCACAGGTGTCGGGCTTTACTATCGACCGCTCGATGGTTAGTCTTACAGGATTGTGTAGCATTACCATACCGCGAAACATTGCTTACAACGGCACAAAAGTATCCGACCTGATAAAAAAAGGAGATGCAATAACAATAGAAGCCGGGTATGATGATAATAACAGCTTGTTGTTTTCTGGCTATGTAAAAAATATTACCCTGGGCACTCCCATCGAGGTGCATGGCGAGGATGAGATGTACCGGCTAAAGCAAATACCATGCGAAACCATGCAATACCCCGATTTGCATATCAACACACTACTGGGTCAATACCTACCTGCCGACATCGAAAACCGGGTAACAGATGCAAGCCTCGGTACATTTCGCGTCAGCAACAATCCCAGTCTGGCGGCCATCCTCGATTACATCAGGCAGAACTACGGCCTTTTATTTTACTTCAAAAATAAGCAACTGTTCGGAGTGATGCCATCCACGCAGCTTGCCTCTAACGCCGACAGCTTGGATATTGATTTTGCGGTGCATGTTAAAGCGGACAATTTGCAATATGTAAGTGATGAGGATGTAAACCTTATTATTAAAGTAAAAACTGTGCTACCCGACAACACCAAGCTGGAGGTTCAGGAACCAGAGAAAGCCACAGGCGGCGAAGTACATACCTTTTTGGCTTTAGAAAAGAAAACCGAAAAAGAGTTGCGCGACTATGCCCGCAACCTACTGGCCACCTACAAACCTGGCAACCTGCAAGGCAGCTTAACCTTGTATGGCCGCCCACTTGTAGAGCCGGGCGATTTTATGAAATTTTTTGATGCCGATAATCAGGAGCGCAACGACAAGCTGTGCCAGGTAGAAAAGGTGAACTACCAGATGAACCAGTCCTTTATGCAACAAATTGTAACGATAGGGAGGAACGGCTGATGGAAATTCGCGAGATACTTAAAAAGATTGTAGGCAACAGCGAAGTGTATGCGAAGGTGTGTAAGGTGGATATTGTGGACGCATCAAAACTAACTTGCGATGTAAGTCCTTCGGATGGAACTGCCCCCATGCTGGGGGTAAGGCTTACACCCCTGGCTGGCAACGCTGCTTTTACTCCCATCCCTGTAAAGGGTAGTTGGGTCCTGGTGATGATGCTTAGTGCCAACGATGGTATAATAACAATGGTGGATAGGGCTGAAAACTTCGTGCTGAAAAACAAGAGCCTTAATTTTAAAGATGTATTACTAAGTATGGCTAACATAATAAAACAGCTAACGGTAAGCACACCGGCGGGGCCTTCTGGTACACCACTACCACCCACAGTGCAGGCCATATTGCAGTTTGAAAATGATATAAAAACGCTTTTTAAATAATATTAAAATGCTGGTTAAAAAAACATTAAAGGCCGAAATAATGGCAATCCTCCAGGTGATGACTACAGAAACCGACCAGGCTGTGGCCCTGGACAAGTTTGCCGATAAGCTGGCAACGGCTATCGACAATTACATCAAATCAGCAAGCGTAACGGTTGCCTTTCCGATACCGGTAACAGTTGCACCGGCTACAGGCACAGGAGCGACTACGGCAAACGGCATAGGTACAATAAGTTAAAAGTAATGACAGGAAGGAAAGACATACTATTAGACGATACCGGCGACTTGCTTATTGAGGATGGCGACTTCGTAGTTGGACAAAGTGACCAGCAGCACATACTGCACATTTTGCAGGCTGCACCGGGGCATTATAAACAGCATCCAATATTGGGTGCAAATGCAATAGCTTTTGTTGGGGGCAATAGTGCTGATTTGAAAAGAAATGTGCGGCTGCAACTGCACAGCGATGGTTACAATGTAAAAAAGCTAAGCATCGCAAACGGTAAAGTGAGAGTTGAGATATGAAGCAGGTAACGATAAGAGATACTCAATCATGGTTTGATATTGCGATACAGGAAACGGGCAGTATCGAAAATGTTTTTGCATTGATGCAAGCGACAGACAAAATTGATGATTCTCTTAGCGCAGGGCGTAAATTGTTTATTGATACAAATATTTCAGGTGAGATGATGGTCAAACAATACTACACCCGCAACGCCATCACCCCGGCAACAGGGCTCGCTGCCGTGCAGCCATCCGGGCAGGGCATAGGTTTTTGGATAATAGGACAAGACTTTATAATTAGTTAGCGAAAATGGCACAACGAAACAGAACAACACTAAAGGCATACATGGAATCTGGCAAAAAGCCTACACAGGAGCAATTTGCCGACTTCATTGATAGCGTCTTTAACTTTATTGATGATGATATGCCTGTAGGCAGTAGCTCCGTCAACTTCGCCGCCTTCGTTGATGGTGAGCAGGTACTATCAAATAGCAGCATATCAGCCGAACCCAACACCCCCATTACTCTCGAAGCCTACCCGGTTGCTACCGAGCCTTATGCGCAGGTTAGGTGGACTATTTTTCAAGAGCCAGCGGACTATTCTTTAATATTATACGGTCAGAATGTTACTGCCATAATCCCTGTCGAGGGCGTTTTCAATGTAAGTTGTTCAATCTTGAAAGTTGATAATTCAAGTGTTGCTATGAAAGTAGTATCAGGGTTTATTACAGTTTCCATGGAGCCTTCTGCTGAAAATCAGATACAGTCATTCCGCGTTGCTGGCACGTCTTGTACCATTAATCACTCAACAGGGGATATATTAGGAACTGTCCCATTTGGGACGATTTTAAATCCAGTAACCCCGCAAATCACTATTTCAGCAGGTGCCTCAATATTACCCAGCCAAGGTACTCCGGTGGATTTAACAGGGGTTAGGTCATATTTTGTTACAGCCGAAAACGGGGATGAGAAGGAGTACGAAGTGGATATTACAGTAGAGCAACCCGTACCAACTACCCGCATCAGGTTCGGCTATCGCACATCGTTGCAGGGTTCTTTATCGAAAGACGACCCCGACTTTGATGGAATTGTGCTTGGTACGATTAACTCATCGCAAAATGATAATATTGATGATACCACCCCGGAATTAGTAAATATAAATTTCAAAGATTTTGGTATAGATCAATTTACTCAATCGTGGCATTGGCTCCTTGTTCCGGCAACTGTGGCAGAATATAACTGGTGCGACTGGGTAGGCAACCTGGGTACACCGAAGTCTATTGCGACAAAAATAATAAGCGGCGACCCCGTGGACGTGATAGTTGATGGCGAAAATTATAATTTATATCGCTTATTATTCGATGTAAGCGGAAACTGGACATTTAGTGTTAACACAATTAACTAAAATATTATGGCTGATAATAATCAATACGGAGAAAAATACTACAATTCGAACGAACCACTCGAATCTGCAAAAATCATAGGAACCGGAACGGATATTGCTAATATTGCATCTTATCCGCCAATTTTGAAGTACCCCGGCAAAGTAGTTTTTGATAACACGGACGGAGTGAAAAAATTCTATGTCTTTCTTGAAAATTTGACTGCTAAGGAAATTAAATGGTTTAAGGATGCCTCGGACATTGATACCACCAGCGAAGAAGGTGATGTTCAGACTGATTTGGATTCTATTTTAAGTGCTATTTCCTCGATTGAGGATACTATAACCAATCTTACAGCTTTCGACATAGCTTATGACGAAACAGATGTTCATGGGGCTTTGGATGATATTTACGATCAATTAGAGGCGTGGAAAGGTACTTATAACCCACTAACCACATACCTTAAAAATAATAAGGTCGAATACCAGGGAAGCGCGTATATTGCTCTCGAATCAGTTACCGGAGAAAATCCAAATACTTCCGAAAAATGGGATTTGTTTAGCATTAAAGGCGCAGATGGAGCACCCGGGGCAAAAGGCGATCAAGGAGAACCCGGCATTCAAGGTGATCCCGGCGCAGATGGACAGGATGGAGCTGATGGAGCACCCGGAGCA